ATGAATCCGCTCAGATTCGCACATGCGACATACAACACTATCAGTCCGCAATATCTTTATCAAAGGAATTTTGTGCTTTTCGCAAAGCTCTTTCTGTTGTTCTGTATTCCTGTGATAAGATAAGGCAATCTCCTCAAATACATTGTCTACCATGAAAGACGACCTCCACATTCCTGCCAGCTGGCCATTTCAGACAAGCAGGCAATCACTTGATGAATTGGCTGATTCGCTAAAAGAGTCTTCTTCTCATAGCTTAACGGATAAAATTCCTCTTCAAATTGCTTGATAAGTTCTAAAACCCCCATTCTTCCTTTGCCCCCTGTTCTGATTGATTTCCACGAGAAGTAGTAAATCCTCTTGACTTGTTAAAGTTTGATTGCTCTTCTTCTTGTTGTACAGTAGTCTTGATACCATTTTGCGCCCAATTCTTCAAAATACTATTTACATATCCAAAACTTCGTTTTGAATTATCAGCAGCCTTGTCAATCGCAAGTTTTACCAATTCATACTCCATATGATCAAATCTAATGTAGTCAAGTAGTTGTTCAAATTGTTTCCCATCAAGCACTCCGACACGAGATTGATAATATTCAGCAATAGAAGCAGGAGAATTGTCCTTTGCAGAATCTATCTCTTTTATATCTCTATTCTCTTTTATATCTCTATTCTCTTTTATATCTCTATTCTCTTTTATATCTCTATTCTCTTTTATATCTCTATTCTCTATCTCTGGTGCCTGTTCGTCCGACAAATGTCCGGACGAATGTCCCAAAAGTTTTTGACCTTTTTCTAAAGCGATTTTTCGTCTATATTCACGCTTTCTATCAGCTTCAGTATTTGATGAACCAATAAAATTTTGGATATCAAGCATGTAGATGGCCCCGTTATCCAAAACCTCAATCAATCCCATCTCTTTAAATATTCCGACTGACTTTTCTACAACTGCAACTGGTTGCCTAGTAATCGTTGATAGCATCTGTACATTATAAGGTATGCGGTCATTAAACATTAATTTACCATTGTTTTTAAGACTTCTAAGATAAAGTTTTAGTAGAATGTTAGAATAAAGTATCCCGTCTGGCATGCTTTCAAGGATTGCTATATCGTCATTATCAAAAAAATTGTCTCGCAATTTTAAGTAATAATATTTTTTATTATCAGACATATACTCCTCCAATCCGCACTAAGTCTTTGCCCTCCACTTCCTGCGATTCGCACGGTACTTCATCCGCATATCCTCATAGATGTGCATCCCCTCTAGCGCCATCTTCTCAACTTTTAACAGCTTATTTTCAGATACAACACCACGATAATCCTTGGCTAGTTTTTCATAGTCGGTTAGGTATTCTTTGATGAGTGATATTTTTCTATTCTCGTCCTCTAAATATATTTCAAAGTCAGACTTTTCTTCATCAGACGACATCATTTCAATATTCACTCTCTCATGCCACAACAGCCATTCAATCAATTCTTCCATTTCCTGACCTCCTCACTTCAAGATGTGCATTTTAGGCTCTGGCAAGGCTAATGGTTCAGGGCGCAAGCCTTGAGGCGGTTCGTTGTCGTATGTGAAGCCTTTAAACTCTTGCCGAATATTCTTGCGAATTTCTTGCCATTTGTCCTCTCTACCACGTTCATAAGCATGGTTATAGCCTTGGATAATCATAGACGCAAATTCTTGCTCTTCTCGTCTTTCTTTTTCCTTACGTTCCTCTTGCAGTTTGATATGACGGCAAGCCCCTGCAAATCCAAGCAGCAAGGCTCCTACTCCCATTAACTGGTCTAAAATCGGTGGTTCAAACATTTTTATCTCCTTATGCTCTTAATTTTCGTACTTCTTTTTCTAGCTCTAAAATCTCATAAACATCATTGACATCGTACATAATATCTTTCCCTTGCTTACGAAATCTTAAGCCTTTACGTTCTAACTTCTTAATATAGCCATGAGTGAAGCCAAACTTCTTCATCAAAGCCTGTTGATTGATTGGCATGCGATCATTCTCTAACTGCTCCTTGACCTGCTTTTCAGCAAAGGCCAATAATTGATTCGTGAACAATTCAGCACTTTCGCCATCCAATCGTAATTGTAACGTTATCCCTTCCATTTTCTACATCCTCTCAACTATGCGGGCAAGCATTTTTGTGATATAATGGTTTTATAATTTAAGTGTGCGCCTGATTTCCGTCAGGTGCTTTTTTTCTACTTACAACTCAATCTTCTCAAAAAGTTTTCATATGAAATTGTGCCTGATGTCAATCTTTTTACATCCATTGGAGCCACACTAGCTTTTGAAGATTGGGCTTTTACCTTTGGTAAAATTGACTCTTTCCTGCTATACGGATATCGTCTTGGTCTCATTTTTCCCTCCCTACGCTTGACTAAAAGCGTTCAGCTCCATAATCTTCATCTTGGTATTGGTGCTTGGCTCCCACGTCATCCAGTAGGCCAATGCAGCTTCTGCAAACTTTTTCGGTAGCAGGTCATAGCGACTGATATTAAAATGATCCTTGAAATCAATCTCAGCTTGCCTAAATACCGACTGAGCAAAAATCTTATCCGCATAAGCAGGGCTATCAATACCACCCAAGCAAGCCACGACCCTAGCCTTACGCTTCTTCAGGAGCGATTGAGCATAGCTTGGATGAATCGGTTGTTCACTCTTTAGATAGTCTATATCTTCAAGCATGGTCGCCTGTTGCTCACGCAATTTCTTCTGGCCAGTGAAGAGAGCGATGAAGGCATCCTCGTCCAAATCCTCACGGATAAATCCGCCCTGCTTGCGAATTGCTGGCAAGACCTCTGATGTGACCCAGCGCTTGAACTCTTTAGCTTGAGGCAACTTGCTAGATAAGATAAGAGAGTAGAGACCAGATTCGTTGATGATGATAGGGTTTTGATTTCTACCCATGGCGTCACGAATCGTTACCCCATCTGTCTTATCGTCATCATCTACATGGTCAAAAATTGCTTTTCTTGAATTTGCATATCCCAAGATATCTGCAATATCCTTCCCAACGAACCAAGGTTCGTCATCAATTGTCAAAGTACGGACTTCCTGCCCGTGAAAATTAAAAATTTCGTTCATAATGTTCCTCTTCTTACTTTTCCTAGTGTTAAAATAGTTTCCCAAACATCTAGTCCCTCAAGACTATCGATCATCATCTGACTAAGTTGGTGATTTTTCTTCTGCCAATTCTGTATTATTTTTACTTGCATGTATGAACCTCTTAGTGATTTCTCCAAGGATTCTCAATTCCTAAAATATCTGTGATTTTTTCTTTCACATAATCACTTCCTTTGCCATATTTTAGTAGCTCTGAAATAACTGATGATGCTACAGGTACTTGTTTTGCCAATTCGGCTTGAGTCATATCCAACTCAATCAAACGAGTTTTGATTTTAGCCTTGATTATTTTTAGTTCTTTACTCATATTCTTCCTTTCTAAATTTGATATAATGTAAATAAAACTCGGAGGTGTAACATGAAATTTGAACCAGAACTAGTAAGAGATATTTTGCTAGACATTGAAGAATTACATCAATATCCAGAACCGTTTGTTTTCTCTAGTAACTCGAAGTTTAAAAGAGCTAACAAGTATGAGACAAATACTATTGTTTATCACTGTAAGTTACTATCAGAAGCTGGTTTTATAAATTGGTCTCCGACCTTTGACGGTTCAAATTCTTTGTATAATGCTTTTGTTCATGGCATGACTTACCAAGGGCATCAGTTTCTTGATTCAGTGAGGAGTCCTAAAGTTTGGAGAGAAACCAAGAGTGTCGCTGAAAAAGTAGGTGTGTTTTCTCTAAACTTTCTATCTCAAACCGCCTCACAAATCATTACTAATCTTGTAACAAACCCAGAGCTATTTAAGTAAAGTATTTTGAAACGACTGTTTGACAGATACTATATGAGGCGCTTCACGGTTATTTATATAATCAACCTGAATAAGTGTCTCTGGGGCTTCATCTTTCTTTGATTCCCAAATGATATTAATACCTCGAAGACCAATATCTTCTGCTTGAAAATCAATCCCGTTCAAAATAACCCGTGGAATACTAGAGTCGCTATCTATCTTAATTTCTAAATTTTGAATTGGTAGTGATTTTTTTGATGTTTTACTCATATCCCTCTCCTTTCTTTTTAAAAAATTATCTAAAAAGTTAGCGAACTACTTGACAAATTCTAAAACTAGTTTTAGAATAAAGACATAGAGAAAAGACCTACTAAAGTAAGTTTTACCTATAGAAAACGGACGCCAATCAGTTTTGTAAGGCTTTATTTTTTAGTTGTCTAGTTCGCTAACTCTTTAGCTTACGAATACTATTTTAAAACTAGTTTTAGAATTTGTCAACAGTTTTTATAATTAATTTTAAAATATTTTTTCGTAGTGCTTAGAAAGGTTGATAAAACAATGTTCTTAGCATTCGATAGAATCAAAGAATTGGCTGATAAACAGAAAATTTCTTTAAACATTCTAGAAGAAAAATTAGGATACAGCACAAATTATCTTTATAGTCTGAAAAAAGGTAACCCAAAATCTGATAGATTACAAGAAATAGCAGATTATTTTGGTGTTAGTACAGACTACTTACTAGGCCGTACTGAAAATCCTAATCTTGCCGATGATACAAAAGAATACATATGGCAGGGCAAAGTTCTCAATGTTGAAGAAATGGCATCTAATGTCATGATGTTTGGTGGCCGAGAATTAACAGATGAAAAGAAGAAAATCATCCAGTCTATCATTGAAGGTTATCTCAAAGAAGCTGGTGATTAGAGGTACTGCTTAGTGACCGAAAAAGAAATTATAAGTCATTTTCAGGTTCGTATTATCGATTTTGATGGAGATTTGATGCCTGATGAACTTGGATTTTACGAAAAAGAAACCAATACAGCTTTCTTGTCGAGTAAACTTAGTAAAAAAGAGAGGGTTAAGGTCCTGCTTCATGAACTAGGACACAAGGACCATACACGCTCAGAGTACCAGAACGCTCGCCTGCGCTGTGAAAACGAAGCTGATAGGAATATGATCCATCATCTCGTAAAAGACGCACTAGAAAGCTTAGACGACCCAAAAGAGTTTGATTACCTCAAATTCATGTCCTACTACAATCTTAAAACCGTGACAAATGAAATCATGGTAAAAGAGGAATATCAGACTTTAATTGGTTAAATGTGTTTATAAACTGCTGAAGCAGAAAAAGAAAGGAACTACTTATGGCATTGTTTGGTGGAAAAGATAAAATTTCAAAAAAAGACTCTCAAAAACAAAAATATTATGAAGATGCTCTCCCATATTTTGAAGAAAATGATATGGTTCATATTTATGAAAAATATCCTGAGCAAGTTGCTTATATTGGAAATGTGTTAAATAGTAAAGCTATAGCTTTAGCAAATGCAAGTGGTCCTGGTGCGTTTGAAAAAGTTCAAATACAACAAAATCAGATTATCATTCAACAAAATGAAGAGATAATCTCCTTGTTAAAAGAACTTAAAAAATAAAAAAATCCCCACACTCTCCATCGCCAAACTTTGAGTGTGAGGATTCAACTTTCCACCTAGCAAGCAATGGAAAGGATGATAAAAAAATACAACTATAGTTTATCATAAGTTCTACACCTTTTCAACTATGCGGGCAAGCAATCGAAAAGAAAGGACTTTTTATGATAAAAAAATACCTTACAAAAAAAGGAGAGACTAGATATCTCTTCCAAACATATCTGGGCATAGACCCTGCTACTGGAAAAGAAAAGCGTACAACACGCCGTGGTTTTAAAACCATTAAAGAGGCAAAGGCTGCCGAACGTGACCTTCTCTTAGACGTTGAAGAGAATGGTTTTTCAAACAATGAAGATTTCCAGAATCCTACTTTCGCTGAAGTTGCTGATTTGTGGCTAGATAGCTATAAAAACACTGTAAAACCAACAACATATCAGAACGTTAAGAAAAAACTTGATGTTATGATTGACTTGTATTTTACAGATATGAAAATCCAGCAGATCAGTGTAGCTTATTGTCAAAAGGTTGCTATCAAGTTAAGTAATCGCTATATCCTCTATGCCAATTACTACTCTGTAATCAGCCGTATTTTCAAGTATGCCACTTCTATTGACATTATTAAGTCAAATCCATTAGACAAGATTATCAAGCCTAAAAATAGGCCTTTAAAGGGCAAAGAAAACTACTATACAAAACAGGAACTAACCGAGTTTCTTAAAGTTTACCAAGCAAATTGCAAACCAGTAGACTACACTTTTTTTCACTTACTCGCTTTTTCAGGATTGAGAACTGGAGAAGCTATCGGACTCATGTGGTCAGATGTTGATTTTGAAAATAAACGATTAAGCATTTCTCGGACAGCAGTCGTTGTTAATAAAAAACAAACTGTTCAGGACCCTAAAACCAAAATGAGTAAGAGGGTTATCACTTTAGATGATGAAACTCTAAATGTATTGAAAATCTGGAAACGTCAGCAAATAAAAGAATATTTCCAGGCCGGTGTACCTTATAAACATGATTCGAATTATATTTTTACGAACAATAGCGGGGGATGGCTTTTAGCCGCAACTATGAAAGTGAAACTTTTAAGATTCTTTCGTAAACACAATAATCTTAAAAAAATTTCGCCTCACGGGTTTAGACATACACACGCTTCTCTCCTATTTGAAGCTGGTGTTACAGCAAAAATTATTTCGGACAGATTAGGTCATAATAATGTTCAAACTACCCTTGACATGTATACCCACATCAACGATAATCAACGTGTTGAAGTCGTTAATCAGCTTATGGATTTCATCCGCTCCAGCTAAAAGTAGTGTCGTATTCAATTTCGTATTCACTTTTACTTAACACGCTAGAAGTCCACTGGTTTCAAAGGATTAGCAAGCTATGTACTATTTATGGTATAATGAGAGAATGAAATACCCAAAAATTGATTTAAAAACCATTCGTCTGCAAGCCAGACAATTTCAGGCTGAAAATCCCCGCCTCTTTCTCGTCTATCTCTTACCTAGCATGCTGGTCATTTTGTCTGGCTTCCTCAATCCCTTAGAGCGTATCAACGAGTCTATTTTAGAGCAACCCTTTTTAAGCGTGCTTGGTCATGTATTCCAAGCCTACCTTTTTCCACTATTAGTCTCCTTTATCGGAGCTATTCTTCTAACCAGTTCAGTCTATACAACACTGAAACTCATCAAGAATCCTGATACAGAACTATCCGTCAAAAACAGTCTCAATCTCTTTAACGAAGAGCACTTTTCACAAACCTTTTTGACTCTTCTTCTCAAACGCTTCTATCTCTTCTTATGGAGCATTCCTAGTTTGCTTGGAATTTACTTTCTTTTTTACAGTAGCTTTCTAGCAAAGAAATTCGTTGTCCTTCATCCTGAATTTCCCAATTTGGATCTCTCGTCAATTGAAACCGAGCACTTCCTCATGATCTTTGGTCTTTACTTTCTAGCAAGTATCCTCTTGATGATTGTCGGAAATAGTCTCTATATTCCACAATACTATGCCTATTCACAGGTAGAATTTCTCCTCTGTGACACCCTAGACTTAGGACAAGCCAAACCAGGACAAATCCTTAAAACCAGCCGTTTCTTAATGAAAGGTTACAAATTTCAGCGCTTTGTCCTAGACTTACAACTCCTTCCTTGGTATTTCCTCAATTGGATTACCTTTGGGATTGCTAGTTTCTCACTCCTACCCTACATTCAAATCAATAAAATGATTTTTTACCGAGCAGTATTGGCTCGAAAACGTCCAAAAGCTTGA